GTTATTTTTACTATTCATTTGCATCTTGACAATCTCTCTATTTTGTGCACTATCTACTGCTTTTAGATTAAGAGATTTTTCTTTTAGTAAGAGATCAGCGACTTTGACACGACGCTCAAACTCTTTGTCATCTCCTTCTCCTTCTTTTAGGTTAGTAGAAAGAGCTGCAACTAATTTAGCTTTCACTACTTCAGGTTCAAGTTGTGTTTCAACAGCAATTTGTTGAGCTTCTGCTTGTTGTTTACCTGCTTTAGTGTTAAGATCTGCAGTTTGTGCTGCTACTAAGCCCATTTGAAGCTGCATTTGCTGTTGTTGCATCTGCTGTGCTTGTGGATCAGGCTGTTGTGACTGTGCTAACTGCTGTAGTAGTTGTGTTTTGTTAGCTAAGTTAGAAGTTTCTAGGACACCCTGCATTAAAATAGGTAATAGAGGACTATCTGGACCTAGAGTCTTCATTAAGTTGATAAATTGTTGTTGTTCTACCTCACGAGCTAACATACCTAGAGTAGAAGAAGGGATAAACTTCCAATCTTGTGTCTTAAAGTGCTCAGGATCAAACTGCATGAACCTCCAAGCTGCTTTCTCAACGAATGGAATAAGGAAACTGTCTTGGAAATTGACAAGAGTACGCTTATTTTTCTTAATAATAGCAGAAAGAGCAAAGGACATATTAGCACCTTCAGGTTGAGACTGCATTCCTGCAGTATCCATAGTACCTGTAGCCTGTAATAACATCTGTTCGAACTGTTGTGCTGTCTGAATGTTAGCACCATCTACTGAACCAAACTTAAATGGCATCAGAATCTCAGCTGGATTACCATTAGTAAGAATAGTTTTACCTGGTCTTACTTCAAACTTACTACCTCGAGGTAGACGAGTAGCGTCCATAGCCATCATAGGCACGGTTGCAAGGGCTAAACTATCTAAGTGGCTACGTAGCTGTGCATCAATAGCTTTCTGCATGTTGTAGCCCTTCTCTGCAACGCCACGACCCCAGAAACGATTAGGGATAGTATCATCTTGATAAGCAACTACAGGACGATCTTTCATCATGTAAGGAGTTTTCTCTGCTTTTAGAAGAGAGTGTTCATTAGCAATTACTACTACTGCTTCTACTAGATCACCATACTCTTCCATTAACTCACTTACTTCACCAGACTCATCATCATCACCAAATAGACTAACAATATCTCCATCTTCTTTAAGAGCAGATTCTAGTAGATTTTTAGGAACTAGACCGTAGTAACGTAGTACTCGGATCTTATCATCATCATATTCTGTATCTATAAAACTAGCTTCTAGGTCACTATCTGGAGTAGCATCATCGCCTAAATCTTTTACATCACGGTAGATACCTTGATTGATAGCTTGAGCTACTGAGTGAGCAGATACAAATTCTTCAATAGCTACACCCATAGCATCTTCAATAGAAGTCGCATTAGGATCTATAAGGAAGTTCTGAGGATTAATTGGACGTAGAGCTACTCGTACTTTCTCTACTTCTTGTACCCCAATACTAGAAATATCAAGTCCTTCTAGAGGTACAGTTACTGGAGTAAGCTCTTTAGTTTTCTTGACAGTAATCTCACCAATACCTGTACCATAGATAGAGGCTAGAAGGATTACATCTCCTACTGCTTTACGGACTTTATTCTTCTTGAAGCACTCCTTCATGTAGCGTTTCATGTACTCTACATCTGCAGGATTCTGGTCTTCCATGTCATCATCTATATCAAATAGATAGTCACCTTGACCAAAGACTGCTTCTTCTATCTCTGCTGTGTGGTTCTCAATAGCTTGTTGTAGTGCAGGAGAAGTAATACGACTACGCTCTGATTCCCTTACTTTGTCTTCAGCAGCCCAAATACCACGCCATAGACGTTCGTATTCTTTCCAATCAGATAGATAATTATCATCTCGATGATCTCGCCATTCGGAAACACTATCGTTAATCCAATCTACTAGTTTATTAGAACTCATTTTAATATCCTGTTATGTTATCTAAAGGTTCGAACTGCTCTTCACTATCGTAATCGTGAAAATACTCTACTATCTGTATCTGATCTATGTATGCTACCGCATCAATTAAGTCATCGTGTAACTGTGAGTTAGGGAAGTTGACTAACTGGTCAATGAACTCGTTGTTCCAAGACCCATAGTTTAATGAGACCTTTCCGTGTTCAAAGCGACCTTGGAGAGCCCAGACAATTCGATCTGTTTTCTTTTGGTTACCATGAGTAACGTCATCAATCCTAAAGTAGTGATTGTGCCTACGCATAAGGTCAGTAAGGTAAGGTAATGCTGCATTCTTTAGACTCCCTTTTTCAATACCTACAGCTACGGGTTCGTACTTAACAACTGCAGACATTATCTGAGAGCAAGTCTCTTTAATATCCCACCTACCATGTAATACATCTGCTATCCACCACCCACCATCGTGGACCTTGACTACTGCTATAGCCGTTTCATCAAGCTTTTTATTTTTATTACCTGACTCTCTATCCACGTTGATAAAGCCAGCCAAGTCAACTGCAACGAAATAACGACCTTCACTAGGTTCTTCTTCATCTATATGTATCCAATCCTCTTTAAATAGATCCCTACTTGCTGCTTCAAATGAAGCCATGAACTCTTGTCTAAACGCAAAGCTAGACATAGATAACTTAGCTGCTTCGATCTCATCCTTAGGAAGAAGAGGATTATCATAAGAAGTATAGTGAAACGACTTCCAATCCTTGTCCTTTTCTCCCTCAGAGTATTTGAATAACTCGTAGAAGTGGTTACGTCCTTTAGGTGTACCAATAAATAAAGCACCACCTCGTACGTCTGCTAACGCTGGTCTCAAGATCTGTTCGAACACCTGAGGCTTCATGTCAGCGTACTCATCGATTACGACGTATGCTAAACCAACACCCCGAAGAGTATCTGGTCTATCAGAACCCTTGAGATAAATCTTACGTCCATTCACAAGAGTCAACACCGAAGTGTTCTCGTGGGCAGATGCTGTCACATCTCGTGCTATCTCTTTAAGAAGAGACCAGAGAATATCTCTTGCTTGCTGATAAGTAGGTGCTACATAGAACACATCCTTATCAGTACTCTTTAAAGCCTCTATGATCAAAGTCCAAGCAGCTAGACGAGACTTACCAAAACGTCGTCCTGCAGCAACTACTTTAAATCTATGTGGATCGTTGAATATCTCTAACTGTTTTTCGTGTAACTTTACCTGTAGATTTGCCATAGATTAGAAGGAGAATCCACCTTGGATCATAAGTTCATAACCTTTAGGAGTTAGTCTACCAGAGGCATCTACAAACCCATTATCTGAAAGCTGTCTGTGGAACTGACCATAGACTTCAGGAGTCTTAGAGTAACCATCATACTTAAAACCAGCAGTCATATCATTACTCTTATCTACCATAGGGATCTGGAAGGAAGTATCTAGAGACTTATCAGTAGCATTCACTTGGAATCCATCTCCTTGGTAACTACCATAGTAATTACCTTTAGTATCAGTTCCCATATTATAGGGACCAGTTGCATAGCTTATATTATTTATACCAGCTGTAGTACCAGAAGCAGATAACTCACCCTCAGGTGTATAGTAGGAACCTCTTACATTAGTAGGTCCACCTAATGCTTGAGAAGCACCTACTGAACCATACTGTCCATCATAAGATACATCACCTTGTAGCACTCTATTAGTGAGATCTCCTAAAAGAGAAAGAGACATACTTCCTAACCTCTTAGAAAGATTTACAGGTCCTGATGGAATTAGACCATACTGAGTGAATCCACTACGCTCATCCATTCTCTATTTCTTCCTCTTCTACATATTCTGCTTCAATCGGTTCTTCGTTTTCTTTTATACCTACTTCACCTACGCCCATAATCTGAATAGTAATCCCCTTGTTACCCTTATTCTCTTTCTCAAAATAAGATGTAGGAATCATACGATCTATAAGCAGTTTGAGACAAGCCATCTGATCAGAGTCGTTGTCATCTAAAGCTTTGTCCATTACTTTCTTTACTACAAGAGTACTTTTACCTGTAAGCATAGCAGCAAGGATCTCTTGCGACTTAGCCTTAGTTTTCTCTGGTAGAATAGCAGGTGGAGTGTAGTCCCTTTTAGGGGGAGCAACCTTAACGGTTAACCCAAGAGAAGCTCTAATCTTGTTAGTCTCCTCTCTACTTCTCCTACCCTTTCTACGAGGCTTGGTAGCCTTTGCCGTATCAATTGTTTCTTCCATTTATTTAGTCTTCATCAAACATAATGCCATTGTAAGAAAGATCTTTTATAGAGGGGTAAGGTTTACCTTCGCTATTGTAGCCTACTTTATTAACCTTTTTTACAGGAGCTTTAGCCTTTACTACAGGCTTTGCTGTCTTAGGTTTAGCATCAACAGATTCTTTAGCTCGTTTGTAATTCTCAGCTGCTCGGTTATTCTTCATAGTCTGAAGTTTGTCTGCAATTTCACTTGGGACTTCTTCCATCATTTTTGGTTTAGTAGCCATCTATTTAAAACTCCTTCTATTAGTTATTACCAGGTTTAGAACGTTTACGTTTTACTTCTTTCATTGCATTCTCTTTAGCCGAGACGACTCGAACGTTAGACTTCTTAGTAGAACCACCTGAGTCCAGAGGTTTCTTATGATCAGCTTGCCTCGGATCCCCTACTTTAAGTCCAGCTTCTTTACGAGCCTTGTTACGAGCAGCACGGTCTTTAACACGCTTAGTACTAGAAGTCTTCTCCCAGTCTAACTCTTTTTTATAATCTCGTTTGCCGTTCGTCATGTATGGCATGCTCACTCCGTTCGCACTAAAGAGTGCACTTCTAAAATAGAAAATCTAACTAACTATGTAATCATTATAACACAGAAGATTTTAAAAGTCAAGTAAATTCTAAAGAAGAAAGTATTTATTTATTTTCTAGAGAAGGGATATTGACTTTAGATTAGAAATATGATATAATATTCTTATATTGATCAATTAGAGAAACACTACTTCTAAAACTCCTGTTTTAAAATAGAAAGAGATTTCTACTAAGTAGTAATGTCACAGATCGATATAGTCTATATCACCTCTCCTTCCCTCCTCTCTTGTCCAAAGATACCACATTATACGGGTACGTTCTATTTTACCCTTTGTTGTGTGCAGTGTGATACATCTATTATAATCTTGACTATCATATTGACACCCCCCCTATGTTAATCTATGCTGCTGACTTGACCTGTGACATCTATTGTTAGACAGAGAGTTGTAGTTAAGTGTAACATCGTTGACTATGTTGTTCTCCACAGTCACAGAAGTAAGTGTGTGATGTGATACACCTAAGGTTATTTCCAATTGTAATTGTCTACACAAATATTATTGACTAGATATAATAAGTGGTTAGTATTTAATTGTTAGTATGTTGTTGATTTATTTATATATTTATTATAGTTGTCTGTTAGCAATTTAGTCGGAGATAACTGTGTCCTCTAACCATCTCATTGTGCTTTGGGCTGTTGTGCCGTTAGAGCACGAGCATCTTAAGCGAACTTCTGCTTTCGCATCGTAGTCTGTTACGTCAACACGAGCATTTAGTTCTAAAGGAACAGAGGTGATTTGTATCGAAGCATGTAGCTAATTGCATCACCTTAGAGTAACTGTTCTGCTAAGAAGTTTAAGTAGCCTCGTTAGAGTTTACCATTACCGTGTTGTAAGCGCATTCATTGAAATCAAATTGCTGTGTTGCCGTAGTTCTTCCTTAGTTGAGTAGCGGTGCCTCATTAGCGATAGAAACACAATGTCGTCTCAAAGATCAAGCGTGATAGCCTAAGTAGCTAAGAGATACCTAGAGCATCGACGGAAACCCATCGTCAATGCTCTACGTATCTTTAGCCTACAT